AATGGTGTAATTCAAAAACAAATAGACGCTCTTGTGACGCCGGTTACAGAACCAGATTTACCTTGGGCTTAATAAAGGAATATGAGGAAGTAAGCGAATCAGTGTATAACTCTAATATATATTTAAGTTAAGTAAAAAACTATTATAAATATAGATATAGAGGAATACCCCTCAAGTCACAATTATTAGGAGAAAATAATGGCTATAACATATGAAATCGTAGACGCGTTTACAGGTAAAAGAACGCAATCTACTCCAGATCCCGACAACGAGGGACAAACTATTGACACTGAAATTGATGTAACTGATGTTGAAGTAAAATTTACTGATGATCAATATACACCTGACAAAGTTCACACACGTATGGTAAATGTTTGTTTTGATTCAGACGGTGCTTACGACAACACAGCTACATTAGCTAGAGTTGAAGAAGTTATGGCTGGAGTAGAACACAAAATGGCAGTTGGCGTAATAGCTTAATAGAGGATTAAAAAATGGCAAAACCTAACTCAAGAACAACATTAATTGATTATTGTTTAAGATCATTAGGTGCGCCTGTTATTGAAATTAATGTAGATGAAGATCAAATCGAAGATAGAATCGATGAAGCTTTTCAATTTTACAATACATTTCATGCAGATGCCATTGAAAAAGTTTTCTTAAAGCACCAAGTAACTGGAAGCACGTTAACCTTATCGGCAGCTGTTGCTGAAAATTTTACAGTAGGCGAAACCATTACTGGTGGAACATCTGGAGCTACAGCTCTAGTTCATAACACTACTGCAGGTTCAAACATAGTATATGATTCACTAGGTAATCCTAACGCACCATTCCAGGCTAACGAAGTAGTAACTGGAAGTACTTCTAGTACAACCGGAACTATATCTTCTATTACTTTAGGAGATATTGAAAATGGTTATCTTCCTACTCCAGACTTAGTTAAACAAGTGACAAGAGTATTTCCATTTAATGAGAATCACACTACTGACATGTTTAGTATTGATTACCAATTACATTTAAATGATATATATTCATTAGGATTTATGGGGAACTTATCAGAGTACTATATGACACAATCTTGGTTATCTCTATTAGATTTAATAGTTGATACAGACGATAAACATATAGATTTTAATGTCCATAGAAACAATCTAAGAATAGATATGAATTGGAAAACTGAAGTTGTTATTGGTTCATACATTATAGTAGAATGCCAGAGAGTTTTAGATCCAGATGCATATACTGATGTATATAACGATTACTTTCTCAAACGATACGCTACAGCATTAATTAAAATGCAATGGGGTATCAACCTATCAAAGTTTGAAGGAATGGTAATGCCAGGCGGTGTTACATTTAACGGACGACAAATCTTAGAAGACGCTAAGGAAGAAATAAAAGAATTAACAGAAGAAGCTCGCTTGGTCTGGGAAGATCCAATCGACTTTATGACAGGATAAATAAATGCCAAGAAGCGTTTACTTTTCTCAGGCTGTAAAAACTGAGCAGAATTTGTACGAAGACTTGATCATAGAGTCTCTTAAAATATATGGTCAGGATGTGTATTATTTGCCTAGAACAATGCTTAATAGAGATGATATATTGGGCGAAGATAGTGCATCTAAATTTGATGATGCGTATATGATTGAAGCTTATATTGAAAACGCAGAAGGCTTTGAAGGTTCAGGGGATTTATATTCTAAATTTGGATTAGAAATTAGAGACGAAGCTAATTTTATTATCTCTAAAAGACAGTGGGAAAAACTTATCGGTTTTTATCAAACAAACGATGTTAATCCTACACCAGAATCTGGTGATCTTTTATTCCTACCAATGACAAACAAGTTTTTTGAAATTATGTTTGTTGAGCATGAGCAACCTTTCTATCAATTATCAAATTTACCGGTTTATAAATTACAATGTAGCCTATATGAATATAGCGATGATGATTTTGAAACAGATATTGCTGCTATTGACACAGTTCAAGCTAGGAACTCATATGTACAAACGATGACCGTATCTTTAACTGGTGGTAATCACTTTAAAGTTGGAGAGACAGTATCACAAATAATATCAACTGGTCCTACAGTAACAGTAACTGGTGAAATACAAACTGTTATTAAAACTTCAGATATTGCTGCTGATATTAGTGTAAGTAATATTGGAGTAACTGGTTCAGAGGGTCAAGGAAAGAACTTCCTGGTATCTCCTACATTAGGTCTGGTTGGCGGAACTAGTAGTAACACCTGCTATATAACTGACATTGTTACTATAGGGGATAAAGATGATGCTAATACATTTGCATCGGATAATCAAGCAGAGAACGTACAATTTGAAATTGAAGGTGATAACTTTATAGACTTTACCGAATCTAATCCATTCGGCGATCCATCGGAGACTTATTAATGTTTGGAGATCATTTCTATCATGCTACATTGCGAAAATCAGTAGCAGTATTCGGAACTATATTTAATAATATAGGTATTGTTAGAAAGAAAAGTGATGGTACTGTTATTAACCAAGTTAAAGTTCCATTAGCGTACGGACCTAAGCAAAAGTTTTTGGCTAGATTAGACGCTGATACCATGAACGATGCATCCTTTGCAATTAAACTCCCTAGAATGTCCTTTGAAATAAGCAGCCTTGAACAAGATTTAACTTCAAAGTTAAATAAAAGGGCACAGATTACTGAAAACCATGCTAGTGATTCTAATAAAAAGAAAACTGTCAAACAACAAACTACATATTCTATTGGAATGCAGTTAAATATTATGGCTAAAAACCAAGATGATGGTTTACAAATTATAGAACAAATACTTCCGTATTTTCAACCAGAGTACACCGTTACAATCAAACCTATTGATGGTTGGACTACATATAAAGAAGATGTACCTATTACGTTAATTAGTGTTGCTATAAATGACGAATACGAGGGCGATTTTGCTAGTCGTAGGGTATTAACATATACCTTAGACTTTACAATGAAAATGAGATTCTTTGGACCAACACAAAATCAGTCAGTTATTAAAGAAATTGATATTGACTTCTTTGATAAAGATAATACTGGGCAATTCTTAGAAGGAATAAATCTAGCAGTAAATCCTAAAACTGCAAATGAGTCCGATAACTATACTGTAACTACAACATACGATTATTTAAATGTTCCAGATAGTTTTGTATTATCGTTAAATAATATATCAGACACGTTCCTATTAGGAGAAACTATTACAGGAACATCATCAGCATCTACAGCTGAAATAACCGCTATAAGTGGTTCTACTATTACAGTTGATACAACAACTGGATACTTTTTTGAGGATGAAACTATTACTGGATCTGCAAATAGCGTAACTGCTACTATTTCTAGTTATACATAAATACTATTATGAAGAAAGATAAAATGATGGATAGTTTGGCCAAAAATTTACCTCAGACATCTGAGAATAAATTGCCAACAAAAGATCAAATTGATACTAAAGATATTAAAGATGATTATGAATTTTCCAGAAAAACTTATAAAGATTTAATTAATACAGGGATGCTATCTCTGGATTCGCTTGCGCAATTAGCTCAAGAATCTGAACATCCTAGAGCATTTGAAGTATTATCTAAGGCTATTAAAGATATTGGTGACACTACTGATAAACTAATGGTATTACAGAAAAGTAAAAAGGATTTGGTTGATAAAAAAGGACCATCCCGCGAAGTGACAAACAATAACTTATTTGTTGGAAGCAGTTCTGATTTACAAAGGTTATTATTAAAACAAGATGAAAGTAAAATTATAAATGAGCCAAATAAAGAATAACGAATTCGGCTATTTAGGTAATCCTAATGTAAAGCGAGACGGAGTTGAGTCAGAGTTTAGTATTGACGAAATCCGTGAGTATAAAAAATGCATGCAGAATCCAGCATACTTTGCAATAACCTATGCTAAGGTTATATCACTTGATAAAGGTTTAGTACCATTCAATTTATGGCCATATCAAGAAGATATGTTTGACCACTTTCATAAAAACCGATTTTCTATTGTTTTAGCATGTCGACAAAGTGGTAAATCTATATCATCAGTTATTTTTTTACTTTGGTTTGCATGTTTTCACCCAGAAAAAACCATTGCTATATTAGCTAACAAGGGTGCAGTTGCTAGAGAGATGTTAGCACGTATTACTTTAGCTTTAGAAAATTTACCTTTCTTTTTACAACCTGGCTGTAAGGCTTTAAATAAAGGATCAATTGAATTTAGCAATAACTCTAAAATTATTGCTGCAGCAACCTCTGGTTCTTCTATTCGTGGTCTTTCTATTAACTTATTGTTTTTAGATGAGTTCGCTTTTGTAGAAAACGATGCACAGTTTTATACATCCACATATCCAGTAATATCTTCAGGTAAGGATACTAAAATTATTATAACATCTACCGCAAACGGTGTAGGCAATGTGTATCATAAGCTATGGGAAGGTGCTGCAACTAATACAAATGAGTTTAAACCTTTTAGAGTCGACTGGTGGGATGTACCAGGAAGAAACGAAGAGTGGAAAGAACAGACTATTGCCAATACTTCATCGCTTCAGTTTGATCAAGAGTTCGGTAATTCATTTCATGGACGAGGAAACACTCTTATTCCAGCTAATGAGTTATTAGCACAAAAGGCTTTAGATCCAATATCATTTACTGAAAATATATTCGTATATGAAAATCCAGTAGAAAATCATCAGTATATAATGACAGTCGATGTTGCTAAGGGCAGAGGATTAGACTATTCTACGTTTACAATTATAGATGTATCAGTGGATCCATTTAAACAAGTGTGTGTATTTAGAGATAATAACATATCCCCAATACTATTTCCAGACCTTATATACAAATGGGCCAATCATTATAATGAAGCATATACTATTATTGAAAGTAATGACCAAGGTGCAGTAGTTTGTAATGGTTTATATTATGATTTAGAATACGAAAATATGTTTGTTGAGTCGATGGTAAAGCGTAATGCACTTGGTGCTACAATGACTAAAAGATTAAAACGAATAGGTTGCTCAGCAGTAAAAGATCTAATTATGGAGAAAAAACTTCATATCATCGATGCTAATACTATTATTGAAATGAGTACATTTGTAAATAGAGGATCATCATGGGAAGCTTCAGGCAATAACCATGATGATTTAATGATGAATTTAGTATTATTTTCTTGGTTTACTACTACTGATATATTTCATGGTATAACCGATATAGATATGAAAACACTTTTATATAAAGAACAACTACAGGCTATACAAGATGATATGCTACCATTTGGTGTATTTAGTAGTGATGAAAATAACGATAAGGAAGTTGATAAAGAAGGTAATGTTTGGATGGAAGTAGACAAACACCAAGGGCTTTATTA